AACAAGCACAGCAAAATATGGGACAAGAGCAACAATGAAAGACATAACACAAATTTTGCTTAAAAAGGGAATAATAGGCTTAGTCTACGAAGATCAAGAATATTTTAAAACAAATGTTGTAGATTCTATTGCATATAAATTGAATGAATCTTTAAAACAAATCAAAAAAGAAGTTCAAACTAAACTGTTATATTCTGAATCTTTAACAGAAAATGAAGATAATATAAAAAATTTTATTAAGTTTATAAATAATTTTCAAGAAGGAAAATATACCTTTAAAAATGGAATGAATATAAATATTACAGAATCCGAGGTAAAAAATTTAATAAGTTTATTTGAATCTTTAAATTCAAAAAACAGAAAATTAATGGCTAAAGAAATTTTTGAGACACCAGAAAAATTTAAAGAACATATTAAATTTTCTCAAGAAGCAAAAGGAATAATATGAAAAACGACATCAGATACATGTTAAAAAATATCATAGAAGAAAATGCCATTGAATTTAAAGATAAAACCTCAAAAGTTTTATATGAAAAAATTGGCAGCAAATTAGAAACCAAATATAAAGAAATTTCTAAGAAAGCTTTCATGAGAAAAGAAAATGAAACTAATAACTGAATTAACTGAAGACATAAAATACATCAAAGAAAACGTCGGAAACGGCGATAAAAATTATTACATTGATGGTGTTTTTATGCAAGCCGGAGTAAAAAATCGCAACGGAAGAATTTATCCACAAAATACATTAATAAAAGAATGCAAAAGATACATTAATGAATATGTTGCAAAGGGGCGCGCTTTAGGAGAATTAAACCATCCAACCGGTCCTACCGTAAATTTGGATAGAGTATCGCATATCGTAAAAGAACTTCACGAAGACGGAAATAATATTGTAGGAAGAGCAAAAGTTCTTGATACTCCAATGGGAAAAATTGTAAAAAATCTTATCGATGAAGGAGCCCAACTCGGTGTATCTACACGTGGAATGGGATCATTGAAATCCAAAAATGGATTTCAAGAAGTTCAAGAAGATTTTATGTTGGCAGCAATAGACATTGTTGCTGACCCATCTGCACCAAATGCTTTTGTCAATGGTATTATGGAAGGAAGAGAATGGATTTTTAATAATGGAATTTGGTCCGAAAGAATGCATGAACAATCAATTAAAACTATTAAAAATTCTTCTTCTAGAAATTTAAATAAAAATATTGTAAAGATATTTGAAAATTACTTTAAAAATTTATAAAAATGAGATTTATAGGAAAAGAAGAATTTCAGTATTTGATGTACAGCATCAATGAATCTATTGAAAAAAATAATGATTCAAATTATAAAATGAAAAATTATTCTATTCTTTTTCCAGAAAATCATTATATAAATGAAGCATCATCAAGTTCTGTATTAACAACTTCCAAACCAACTCCACCAAAAACAAGTTTTGGTCCAATTGGTTCGGGTTCAGGTGCACCGACAAAAGAAAAAAAAGACAGTATTATGTTTGGTGATATGAGTAACATGGATAAAGATGCTGCTGCTGGAATGTATGCTGCTGGTGGTATCGGTGATTTGTTGGGACCCCATGTTGTCTCTGGTGCAGAATCTTTTGCCGATAGATTAACTAAAAATTTTGGTGGATCTATTGGAAAAGCTTTTGCTGGGAATGTTTTAGGACAATTGAAACAACTTTCCGGTTATGATTTTGTAAATATTAATTTAGGAAATATTGCAAACGCAAATATGCAAAATGTTCTCGGTGGAATGGGCAAACCTTTTGCTCCAATTTTGATACCAAAATCAAAATCAGTTCCATCTTTAGAGGATTTAGAAAACCAAAATAATTCAAAAAAAGCAAAACCAAAAACACCTAAATCACCTCCAACCCCATCCCCTTCCTCGTCACCGCCAATGGGGTCAACACCATAATTTTAAATTATTCTAAATATTTTACATCGATTAAAGGATCCTTTTTATGAAAAATACAAACAAAAAAACAATTTCCGAAGCAGTAGCACAAGCAATGGGCTTGGGTGCTGTTTCTGACGGAAAGCCAGATTATGATGCTACAGGCAGAGGTTCTATGTCAGCGTCACCAGTCGTAACCGGAATGCCATCGACAACTCCAGTCGGTGCTCCAGTTGTCCCTATGTCAGCACAACTTTCAATGGGTGGGGGTCAAAAAATGGCCAATTCTTCGCCCGAAGAAGAAGGTGAAGAAACCGAAGAAACCGAAGAAGGCGAAGAAGAAATGCAAGAAGAAGCCCGCGCAGAATTCCGCGACGCGCTCGTTTCTCTTCTCGGTGAAGAAAATATTAACGAAGATCTAATTGTAAAACTTGAAGCTATTTTTGAGGCTTCGATTGCAGATAGAGTTCAAAAAATCGTTGAAGTAATTTCTGAATCCGCCGACCAAAATGTAAAACAATATCTTGATAATTTAACTGAAGCTCTTGTAGAAAAAGTCGATGATTATCTTGATTATGTTGTTGAAGAATGGATGACAGATAATGCTGTCGCCGTTGAGCAAGGAATCAAGACACAAATTGCTGAAAACTTTATTAGTGGTTTAAAGAATCTTTTTGAAAATCATTATATTGATGTTCCAGCAGAAAAATATAACGTTCTTGATGAACTCTATGAACAAAATAGACAATTACAAGAAAAACTCAATGAAGCAGTAAATAACAACATTTCTCTCAAGAAAGAAGTTTCTTTGACTGAATGTGCTGGTATTTTCGTAGCAGAAACAAGAGACCTTGCTGATACACAAGTTGCAAAACTACAAAACTTGATGGAAAATGTTTCTTTTGAAACCCCAGAAGAATATCGTGAAAAGCTTGTAGCAATTAGAGAAAATTACGTAAATGCTTCGAAGGTTTCAGCACCATCAAAATTGTCTCAACCAGAACAAACATTTGCAGCAGTAAAACAAGCACCAACAACTTTAGTAGAAAATTATGTTGGGGCTATCGGAAGACTTAATAAAAAGGTCTAAACACAAAATTTTCTAAATAATTTTACTCACAGGAGATAACATAAAAATGCAATTTGCAGAAAACACACCATATGACGTATTAACCGAGAAGTGGGAGCCAGTGCTTGGTCACGAAGCTCTTCCTTCCATTCAAGATGACTATCGTAAGAAAGTAACCGCAGTTCTCTTAGAGAACCAAGAACAAGCTATTCGTCAACAACACCTCGTTGAAGACATGGCTTCTGGAAACAATCTCGGTGGTCCAGCAACCTCAACCGGCTACAATACAGCTGCTGTATCTGGATATGATCCAGTTCTCATCAGCTTGGTTCGCCGTGCAATGCCCAATTTGATGGCTTATGACATTTGCGGCGTTCAACCAATGACCGCTCCAACTGGCCTCATCTTTGCAATGCGCGCTAACTATGCTTATGGCGGAACAGTTGGCACAACCTACGGAAACGCTGGCTACGTTGAAGCCATGTTCCAAGAGCCACAAGCTGGATTCGGTGGTTCAGGTTGGACACTTGATTCAAGCTATGTTGCAGGAAAAGGCTTGTCTGCTGCTTTTTCAAGCGGTGTCAAACCCGGAAGCGCAGGTGCTTTAAATGCTCTTAGAGGTATTTTGACTTCACAGGGCGAAGGAATCGGCAAGGCTTCACCATATGCCAACTGGAATCAAATGGCATTCTCAATCGACCGTGTTGCTGTCCAAGCAAAGACTCGCGCTCTAAGCAGCAACTACACCGTCGAATTGGCACAAGATCTTAAGGCTGTTCACGGTCTTGACGCTGAAGCCGAACTCGCAAATCTTCTCAGCACAGAAATTCTTGCTGAAATCAACCGCGAAATCGTCAAAACAATTTACTACGTTGCTCGTCAAGGTTCAGTCCAAAGCGATCTTGCTGTTGATGGTGAATACGATCTCGATATTGACTCAGACGGTCGTTGGTCTGCTGAACGTTTCCGTGGTCTTAGCTTCCAAATTGAGCGTGAATGCAATTACCTCGCCAAGGAAACTCGCCGTGGTCGTGGTAACTTCATCATCTGCGACAGCGATACCGCTGCAGCACTCGCAATGTCTGGTTTCATGAGCCTAAGCCCAGCAATTGCACCACAACTTAACGTTGATGATACTCAAAGCACCTTTGCTGGCGTAATCAACGGTAAGATCCGTGTGTACATTGATCCATATAGCCCAGCAGGATATAACTTCTTCTGCGTAGGTTATAAGGGTGAATCCCCATACGACGCTGGATTGTTCTACTGCCCATACGTTCCGCTACAAATGGTACGTGCAGTTGATCCTAACACTTTCCAACCACGTATTGCCTTCAAGACTCGCTATGGTGTCGTAGCCAACCCCTACGTCATCAACAGCGCAGGTATTCCAGACGGTGAAACCCTCACCACTGGCTTGAACCAATACTACCGTTTGACTCTTGTTAAGAGTCTCCACGGCGGAACTTTTTAATCTAAGTAATAATTAAAACTTCGAAAACCTCCCGAGTAATCGGGAGGTTTTTGTTTTACCATAAATATTTTTATGACCACATGTTCACCAAATATAAATCCACTATACAATAGTTACTTTCGTTTAATTTTTGGTCGTGGAACTAAACAAATGGAATTGATGTGTCAAAAAGTAAATATTCCCGGCATTTCAATAGGTGATCAACCACAGCCCACTACTCTTGGTACAACTATTCCAGTTGCCACTCAATCAATTCAATTTGAATTGTTGAACGTTGAATTTATTATAGATTCTAATTTACAAAATTGGAAAAGTATTTATTCTTGGATGAGAAATTTAACAAATATTGCAAATGATTATGATCATAATTTAAATTATCAAGATTGGCATCATCAAGCAAATTTATTAATTTATGATGGTTTTAACGATTCCCCTCCAACAACTTTTAAATTTTATCACATAATACCAGTTTCTCTGAGTGGATTTATGTTTCAATCGGATAGTGCAGACGCATTGGTTCAAAAAGCTACATGCAAATTTAAATATTCACACTATACAATAAACCCAGATGCACCATCAAATTTAAAAAATACTGCTTAAAAATAATCAGAAGGGTTGTCAGACCAGCTTTCTGGATTTTCAGGTGGCTTCTCGGGATTATATGGTAGCTTATTCGTTTCTGGTTTGACTCTGGAGCGTTTCTTTGGCTTGGGTTGGGGTTTGGGCATCTCTTCTTCGATGGCCTCTATAACCGATTCTACGTCTTCTTCGTCATTTAAAGATTCAGCATCTTCATAAGTTTCTATTAAATCATTGACAAAATTTACAAAATCATCATTTGTAAAAAGATCGTTCAATAATAATAAACCCGGATCATTCGAATTTTCAAAATCGCTTGCAGAAGATGTCATTATAGATTTTGGATCGCTCTGAATTGCCAATAAATATGCGTTATACATTTTTACAAGTTCTTCTTGTGGCTCTCCACAATATACTATTGATGTATTAAAAATTTTTGCTTCAAAGTTTTTTATACTTGAAAGATAATTTGTTAATTTAACATATTCTATCATATTGTTCATATTATCTTTTGTGATATATGATTCCAGTCTTGCTGGAAATTTTATTATAATAGAATTATCATTTTCTATAGCAGTTCCTATTAATTCTTCACCAGTCAATAAACGAATGACTTTCAAGGAACCCGACAAATCAGTTTCGGGAATAGAATCGGACATTTAAATGTCCTCCTTTAAATTATTTATCTTGTGTCAGGTCTGTAAAACCCATAGAAAATATTTTAAAATCAAATTTTTCTTTTTTATAAATTTTAACACGCTCTTGAAAATGTTTGAACACGTGATTTTTATATGATTTCCAAGAAAGATCATCAACAATATCAAATACTTTCAAAGTTTTCTTTTTTTCTGATACACGCAATCCTCTACCAATGCTTTGTAAAAGTCTTATTACTGATTTAGTTGGGGAAGCAAAGATAATGTTATCAAGATTGACAATGTTAATCCCAGCAGAAGTAGTGCCGTAACTAGCAACCAAGATGGCATCTTTTTCAGAGTCAATAATTCTTCGAATGTATTCTCTGGCTTCTGCTTCTGTTTTGCCTGAGATAAAATAAACCTTGCGTGTTCCCGCTTTTTCTTTGCAAAGTTCGTAGAGAGGCTTCCCTTGCGCTTCAACATAATTGAAGAGTACAAGCGTATTGCCCTTTGTTCTGGAGACCAGTTGCCAGATGAATTCATTTCTCTTATTATTAGTTATTATCCATTTAATTTCTTCTGCATATTTTTGTTTTTTTAATAATTGTTTTTCTTGATCTGTATATTTTAATACAATGCAATCTATACCGAGTGTAGCCAACAACCCTTTATTCATTAGATTCTTTGTATGAATAAATTGAACTGCTGGACCTAAAATTCCTTCAATACTCAATCTATGAGCTTGTGTTTGTTGTAATGTTCCTGTAGTCCCACAACGAAACCAAGCCTTGGTGAGTTTTTGACCAATAAAGTTTATAGATTCTGCTTTTGCTTGGTGACATTCATCAAAAAATATAGCATCAAATTGATCAAACCATTCTCTGGGCAATTTGTATATGGATTGCCAAGTGGATACTACTATCTGTTTATTTGTTTCTTTATCTACGCCAGCAGATATTTTGTGTATATACTTCTTGCAAGACCATGATTTATCTTGACAAGAATAATCAAAAAAATCGGCCTCCATCTGATTGACGAGACCGACTGTTGGAACTAAAATTAGGATTTTGCGATCTGTACGCAATACCTTTTGAAGATATCGAACCAATACGTATATAATAAGACTTTTTCCTGAGCCAGTCGGTGATATCAAGACCGAACGATGATTGTTCAATACATGCAAAATACCCTGTTTCTGATGGTCGTGCATTTTGACTGGTTGTTTGCGTACCGAAACCTTCAATGATTCGTAAAAATCCTGAAGTTGATCCTCGGTAACACATAATGGGTTTTGAGTCTCCTTTATATTTAACTCATAACCACGATCTTTGCAAAATTTTTGTAAATAAGTTTTTAGACCTCTAGGCAGAGTGGATGAAAGAATATCATAGAGCCGAACTTTTCCGTCCCATATGCGCTTTTTGTACAATGGCATATATTGAGCACCGGGAACCATGAATGAGAAATAATCTCTCAATTCTTGTTTAATTCCTTTTTCGGTTTTCACATAATATCGTACTTCATCAATAGATTCAACGTCTAAATCCACATAATATTTAGATGATTCCGTTCATCATTTTTTGCCAATCAATAGCAGACTTTATCATGAAATTTCTGTTGTTTAGCGATTTTAAAAAATCTTCAACAATACGAAGTTTTACTTCGGTTACAGCAACTTTAGATTTTAGTTCAATAACTTTTGGATCTGCTTCAACAAATTGTTCTACATCGCTTTTCAATAATGTAAAATCACATGGATCTTCATTCCATGCCTCAAGTTCTTCTTTTGAAGCCTTACCTGTGTAAATTTTCCACTTACGCAATTTTAAAATTGCCAAGTCATTTTGCTGTTTTGCCAAAAGTAATTTGACATCTGATAAAATCGTAAGATACTTTGAGTGTATTTGAGGTATCTTAAGAGACTCTATTCCTAACTCTGTAGAGTCTATTTGAGAGTCTTTAGTAATAAGTTCT